CATAGCAGCGGCTGGTAAAATTGTTTTTGATAATCCAACGCAAGCACAATTAAATTTACCAAACAGACCGGGGTATACTATGAGTAGAAATGGTATGCAGATAAAATCACCACTAAATGAAGAGTTTTATACAAATCCACTAAACGGTAAGTTTACATCTACAGAGTTTGAAGAAGCAATAAAATTTGCAGAAAAATTACCATTAGAGGGATTAATGAAAAGTGATATTTACAGATATCTAGTAGCTGTGCCAAAAGGAGTTGCACAAGTAGCAAAAACAGTATTAAGTCCATTTACACACATGCGTAACTTTACAAGTGCCGTGGCTTTTAGTTTAGGCACAGGTAATTTATTTAAAAATCCTAAGTTTGTTATAGATAGTTTTAAAAAATCATTTAACACTATACAACCACAACTATTGTATAGAAACATACCAGAGGACCAAAGATTTTATAGATTTATGTTAGATGAAGGTGTGGTAAATTCTAGTTCTACGTTTCAAGATGTACAAGGTTTATTAAAAGATATATCAAAAGGTGGTGATTTTGTTGAAAGAGCTTTTGGTAAATTAGGTAAAAAGTTAAATAAAACATTTAGAGTTTCTCAAGATTTGTATGTTGCAGAAGATGATTTTTATAAAATATATAATTTTTTAGCAGAGTTTGATAACTTAAAAAATGCATACAAAGGCACTAGACCTGAGTTACAATTAATGAAAGAGGCTGCTAATATTGTAAGAAATACAGTTCCAAACTACGCATATGTATCAGATTTTATAAAAGGTTTACGTAGATCACCACTTGGTAACTTTGTATCGTTTCCTGCAGAAATAATGAGAACATCGTTTAATATCGTAGAACAAGGTATAAAAGAATTAAGAAACGAGGCAACAAGATTAATTGGTGCAAGAAGACTACTTGGTTATGGAACAGCTGTATCTATAATACCACCAACTCTTGTTGAGATATATAGAGGTATATATGGTATCACAAGAGATCAGTTAGCTGCAATGAGAAGATTTTTACCTGATTGGTCAAAAGAATCTACAATTATACCTAGCAAAGACAAAGAGGGTAATTATTATTATACAGATTTTAGTCATGGTTTTGCATATGATACAGTCGTAAACCCTGTTCAATCGGTTATTGCAAACGTAGGCACAGGAGAAAATGCTGAACCTTTAATTACAGAAATGACTAGAGGTTTTGGAAGAGCGATTAGTAGACTTGTAGACCCTTTTATTAGTGAGTCTATCTGGATACAAGCTTTAAATGATTTGTATTCAAGAGGTGGTAAAACAGATACAGGTTCTGAAGTTTGGAACCCAAGAGATCCTGAAGGTGATAAGTTTGCTAAAGGTTTAAAACACTTAGCTGAAGCACTAGCTCCTCTATCTTTACCTCAAATAGGAAGATTAGTAAAAGCTGGTAGATTTGGTGAAGATCCAGAAACAGGAAAAGATTTAAGTTTTACAGGTGAGGCTGCAGGTTTCTTTGGTTTTAGAAATCAAAAAATGGATTTTAAACAATCTCTTGGTTTTAAAATATCAGAATACAATGGAGCACTTAGAGATAGTAGAAAATTTTTACCTAGACCTACTGGTAATGTAAAACCTGACGATATAATTCAAGGTTTACTTCAAGGTAATGACAGTTGGATGCAGGCTCAAAAAGAAATGCAAAAAGATATTGAAGCCATGAAAACTTTAGGTTTTTCAAATAAAGAAATAGCAACCATATTTGATAGAAGAGGATTGGGTCAAGATTATGGATTTTTAACAAAAAATAAATTTAGACCGTTTCAAGTGCCAGAAGGTTTAGTAGAGGCTTACATAAGAAATGCAAGAGAGAATGGCTATGACAACCCATTATCAAAAGAAACATTTAATAAGATAAGATTAATTATAAGAAGACTATCAAAAACAGCTTTAGATGAACCATATCCTAATTTAAATATAGAATTAGAAAG